TTCAAGCAACTGCAACTGATGAAAATGGCGACACAGAGGTTGACACAGTGGTGGTTGAGATGTTAAATTTAACAAGTGCTGATACAGGTACAATATTATTTAAAGTGAAGTATAAATCATAGTGCTATATGAGGACTATGTCACCAAATTAAGCCAATGGCAATCATTACGCCAACAGCTTGAAACTAGTATTAACCCATACCAGGAAGTAATTAATTACTACAACACCCAAAAGAGGTGTAAATTAAGTACCGATCCTTGGAACCAAGCTAAATGGCCTGACCCTTGGCAGTTAATAGACTTTAATTTGTATTGTGACTTCACTTTAACACTCGGTAGTTGTTACACGCTACAGTTAACCGATAAGTTTAAGGATTATGATTTTGAGATACATATTAGCATAGACAAGGTAAATGAAGAATTATTATATCCTTTGTACGTCGAAGACGAGATTTTGTGTTACAATTATGACGGGGTTGTTCAAAAGAACGAGTTACCCACAACAATAGTATCACAACGAATTTACAAGATGCCTCGGTTACAATAAATACAATATCATTTACGATTAAAACAGTAACAGGAGTACATTTCAAAATGTCAAACGGCGTAGGGATACAAATACGAAAAAGAGACGGCAGACTAGTTCCATTAAATATTAATAAAATTCATTTTGTTGTAGAAGAAGCAGTCGAAGGTCTCGCGAATGTAAGTGCTTCCCAAATTGAAATGAATGCGAACATCCAATTTTACGATGGAATGAGTACAGCAGAGATACAAGAAATTTTAATTAAGTCTGCAAACGATTTAATTTCTTTAGATATCCCTAATTACCAATACGCCGCGGCAAGATTATTACTGTATCCAATTTATAAAGAAGCATTTGGTCATTTCAAACCAATTACGTTACAAGAAATGATTGATACAAATATTAAACGTGGAGTTTACGATCCAACTATATTAGAAAAATATTCTGTTGACGAGATAAAGATCCTAGACAAGTATATTAAACATCAACGAGATGAAAATTTTACCTACGCAGGACTAAGACAAATTGTTGACAAGTATCTTTGTCAAGATAGAAGTAGCGGAGAAATTTTTGAGTCTCCGCAATTTATGTATATGATGATTGCGGCAACATTATTTGCCGAGTATCCAGAAAAAAATCGTTTAGCTTATGTAAGGAGATACTATGATGCGACCTCACTTTTTAAAATCAATATCCCAACGCCAGTCATGGCCGGCGTCCGTACACCTGTTCGGCAATTTGCTTCGTGTGTCCTTGTTGATAGTGACGATACCCTTGATAGCATTTTCGCTAGTGATATGTCGATTGGTAGATATACTGCACAAAGAGCCGGCATAGGAATTAACGCAGGCAGAATAAGAGCAATCAATTCTAAAATTAGAGGTGGCGAAGTTGCACACACAGGCATAATTCCGTTCCTCAAAAAGTTCGAGTCAACTGTAAGATGTTGTACCCAGAACGGAGTACGTGGAGGAAGTGCTACAACGCATTTCCCTATCTGGCATTTAGAAATTGAAGATATTTTAGTTCTAAAAAATAATAAAGGAACTGAAGATAATCGTGTACGCAAATTAGATTATTCAATTCAAATTAATAAACTAATGTATGAACGGTTATTGAAGGGGGAAGATATAACTCTTTTCTCACCTCATGAAGTGCCAGACTTATATGAAGCATTTTTTACTAACCAAGATTTATTCCAAGAATTGTATGAAAAGTATGAAAGAAAAACATCACTAAGAAAACATAAAATTCCTGCAATGAATCTTTTTACATCATTAATAAAAGAACGTGCAGAAACAGGTCGCATTTATATTATGAATGTTGATCATTGTAACACTCACAGTTCTTTTAAAGATACTGTTTATATGAGTAACTTATGTCAAGAAATTACATTACCAACTATTCCATTACAACACATTGACGACCCTAATGGTGAAATAGCATTATGCATACTATCTGCAATTAATGTAGGAAAAATTAATCAACTAGAAGAACTAGAAAACTTATGCGAGTTAGCTGTTAGATCATTAGACGAAATTATAGATTATCAACGATATCCTGTAAAAGCGGCTGAAATAAGCACGAAAGCACGTAGATCTTTAGGTGTAGGCTACATTGGCCTAGCACACTACCTAGCAAAGAATCAAGTAAAATATAGCGATAAAAAAGCATTAACAAAAGTACACGAATTAACTGAAGCATTTCAATACTATCTTTTATCAGCGTCTAATCATCTTGCAGTCGAAAAAGGCAAGTGTAGCTACTTTGACCGTACTAAATACGCAGAAGGACTCCTGCCAATAGATCATTATAAAAAGGATCTTGACGAAGTTTGCAATATTACATTAAAATATGATTGGGATAATTTACGTAGAGACATTAAGAAGCACGGCTTACGGCATTCCACTCTGTCCGCACAAATGCCATCAGAAAGCAGTTCCATTGTGTCGAATGCAACAAACGGAATTGAACCACCTAGAGGATACCTGTCCATTAAGAAAAGCAAAAAAGGGCCTCTTAAGCAGATTGTTCCACAGTATCAGGCATTAAGAAATCACTATACTTTGTTATGGGATATGCCAAGTAACGAAGGTTACATCAATATTGTTGCTGTAATACAAAAGTTCTTTGACCAAGCTATTAGTGGTAATTGGAGTTATAACCCAACGCACTTTGAAAACAACGAAGTGCCAATGAGCGTAATGATACAAGATATGTTAATGACTTATAAACTAGGATGGAAAACATCTTACTATCAAAACACGTACGACCTTAAAGTTGACGTAACAGATACTCCGGAAGAAGTAGAAGTAACATCAGAAAGCACTCCTAACTCATACGAGCCTGAATCAGAAACTACAACCCCCAAGAAGACAGAAGAAGAATGTGAAAGTTGCGTTCTATAAAACGCAGGATTATGGATTACAATGGTAAAAACCGTTTTTAATAGAGATAAAGTAGATTTTACAAAACAATATATGTTTTTTGGTAAGGACCAAAACACACAACGATATGATGTATTTAGATTTCCAGAGTTTGATAAACTTAATCAAACAATGCTTGGCTACTTTTGGCGACCTGAAGAAGTGTCGTTACAAAAAGACAGAGGCGATTACGCAAATTTTCGCCCAGAACAAAAACATATTTTCACATCTAATTTAAAATACCAAACATTACTAGATAGTGTACAAGGTAGAGGACCAGCGTTAGCTTTCTTACCTTATGTATCATTACCTGAACTTGAAGGTTGTATTGTTACTTGGGACTTTTTTGAAACGATCCATTCACGTTCTTATACACACATTATGAAAAATGTATATGCAAACCCATCAGAAGTATTGGATACAATTTTAGATGATAAAGAAATTTTAAAAAGAGCAGTTACAGTTACTAAACATTACGATAACTTTACACAAGCGGCTGACAAATATTTCCATCTTAAAAAAGGTAAGATGCGTGATGTTAAAAAGAAATTGTTTCTTGCAATGATGAATGTTAATATTTTAGAAGGACTTCGTTTTTATGTATCATTTGCTTGTACATTTGCATTTGGTGAATTAAAAATGATGGAAGGCTCTGCTAAAATTATTTCATTAATTGCTAGAGACGAAGCTACACATTTAAATCTTACAAGTCATATTCTTAAACATTGGATGAAGGGCGAAGACGATCCTGAAATGAAATCAATTATTAAAGAATGTGAAAAGGATGTTTATGATATGTGGCGAGTATGTGTTGAAGAAGAAAAAGCATGGACCAATTATCTATTTAAAGATGGATCTATTATTGGACTAAATGAAAACTTACTACACTCTTACGTTGAGTATATTGCTAACCGTAGACTTAAAGCATTAGGCTATGATGCAATATATGATCGTCCGTTGAATACAAATCCTTTACCATGGACACAACATTGGCTGTCAAGTGGATCAATGCAAGTTGCTCCACAAGAAACAGAAGTAGAAAGCTATATTATCGGTGGTATCAAACACGACATCGAAGAAGATACATTGAAAGATTTTAAACTATGACACAGTCAGTAATTTATAGTAAGCCACATTGTCCTTATTGTGTTCAAGCAAAAGACTTATTAGATAAAACACAAATTGAATACAAAGAAATAATAATTGGAAAAGATATAACAGTAGAAAAACTATTTGAAGAGTTTGAACTAAATGGTATGGCGCAACCAAAATCTGCACCACAAATAATCTTACATGGTAAGTATATAGGAGGCTTTAAAGATCTCCAACAATACTTTGAAAACTGTGAACTAGGACGACACGATACATAATGTTAATTGAAAACCCTTACAAAATAAACGACATTGTTACAATCAAACTAAAATCTGGCGAAGAGCTAGTAGGTATGGTTGAAGCAGATGATGATAAAAATATTAAAGTTAGCACTCCATTAACTTTGGTTGCTAGTGACAAAGGCATAGGACTACAGCAATTCTTGTTTACTGCTGATGTTAAAACTGCTTATGTTATTAAACATGAAGCTATCACATTAATTGTTAAAACTAGAGAAGAATTTGCTGAGGCTTATACCAAGCAAACATCAGCAATACAATTACCCAAAAAACCATCACTTATAGTTTAAATAAATACTAGTATGACAATACCAGTACATCGACATACCGATTCTCGTGTCTGTGGAGCAACAACTACGGTAGTTGGCAACGTTGACGTTTTTGCTAACAACTTACTAGTATCAGTTGATGCAGATCCTAACACACACGGCGACGGAGCCTTAATAGCTCATTCAAATCAAGTATTTGCTGATAATATTCTTTCAGTAAATCATACAGCCGATACTGCGAATGCAGATTCAATATGTCCTATACCCCCACATTGTAACCCAGATACAGCCCAAGGATCACCTAACGTATTTACAGGAGACCCATCAGGAGCACCAACTGTTGTTCTTGCTCCACCCGTAATAGTTAAAATAATTGAACAGGTACGAGAGCATATTAAAGAACCTGATCCAGAGCCAGGCTATGTTCCTACTGAAGATGAAAACCAACAAATGGAAATAACTTTAGATGATACACCAGATGTTGAAGATGGTGGTGAAGTAATTGCTAAAGAAGAAGATCAAGTACATGAAGAAATATGTCACCCATTTGATGGAGTACTAGACCAACATCTTTTAGAATCAAGTAAGGACCTATGGGACGAATTAGGCATGAAACTAGAATACCATAGTGCTATTGGTGGAAAACACGTTTTTAAAAAACCCGACGGTAGTCCAGACGTTGGTAAAGAGTTTCAAAATGAAAAAATTTTAAAAGTATGGGATGAAATAGGATATAGAAACTCTGAAGTTTGGCACACTGATCAAACTGCATGGTGTATGGGTTACGTTAACTATGTTCTAAAGCTGGCAGGTTACCAATGGTTTCAAACTGCTACAGCTATTCATGCCGATACTAAAAGAGATAAGTTTGGATTTGTAGAAATACCTTATGCAGAATGGGAAGATGCAAAATGTGGTGACGTGTGTCTTTGGAAGTTTGCTAGAAAAAGAGGTGGCTTTGCTCACCACGTAAACTTTCTTTATACAAATAAAAGCCAACGTATGTCATTTGTTGGTGGGAACCAAAGTGATGAAGCAAGAAATAATAACAATCCATCCGGTGGAGCAGTAACACATTCCTGGAGAGGAACTGCCCCAAGTATCTATAATCTTCAAGGCACAAAAGATGGACTTGGTGCTTATAATTACAAAACTCGTGGACACGATACTAACTTAATTAAGATTTTTAGGCCAAAAAAGATATAATGGCGAGTAAATAGCCATATTAGACGCTTAAAAGCCACTTTTTGCATAAACAAATACTATCAACAGTAAGTATTAATAAGAATAGGAGAATTAACAATGTCAATTCATGAAGAGATTGTTTCAGCGTATGAGGCTTACCTAAAAGAATCAGAATCGTTTGAAACTAAAAATGTCAAAGCCTCGGCGGCTAGAGCTCGTAAAGCATTAGGAAATTTGGGCAAGTTATCTAAAGGTCGTAGAAAAGAAATTCAAGATCGGAAAAATTCTTTATAAACTACTAACGGCAAATATAGCACGAGTGTCTTACTTGTGCTATATTTGTGCTTATGTATCTATATTAAATAATCACATATCAGATAAATATTCTATAGTAAAGTTTCTTTACTAAATAGGATGACAAAACACATATGAGTAAACTCACAGGAACATTAAAATGGTTTGACGCTAAAAAGGGCTATGGATTCATAACCCCGGACAACGGCGACAAAGACGTTTTCGTTCATATATCTGCGTTTGAACAAGCACATATCACAAACATCCGCGACAAGATGCTATTAGAATTTGATCTAGTAGATAACCGCGGACGTGAAATTGCTGGCAATATTACCCAACCTGATAATTTCAACAAATAATTAATCGCAGTTAATATTTCGGAATGGAATAGGCTTGCCTTCTGAGTTGACTATCAGTTCATCGTTAGCCGTACCACAGAGTGTTTGCTTACCATTAGTAGTTACGTACATAGTGGGTTTAATTTCATGCCCATTATAATAGCGTTTGTGGTTTTCGGATTTCATTCCTCGTGAAGTTTTGTGCCCTGCCATTTGCCCTCATTTATATTACTTGAAAATTGAAGTAAACTTACTTGCAACTTCAAGTGTTTTATCAGTAGCCTTTTTAGCTACATTTAGTGTTCCATCAACAGCATCTTTAGCCACTGTCTTTGTTCCACTACCTAGTTCACTTGCTTTATTAACAGTTGAAGTAG